AACTCACACTCAGGATAATACTCCGCTATTACTGCCCAGAACGCATGTTGAGCATCATGCAGTGCTGCGGAATACTTAGGATTAGTTTTAAATGTTTTAGTTGTATTCATAGTTATATCCTCATGGGGTTTACTTAACTTGTTCAGTTATCACATTATTGGCCTTGTATCTGCTTGTATTGTAACATTTTAAGCAATCTATACACTTACCATGACAGTTAGTTCCAATGTCATGCGATACGTTATTAAATACCTTATTAAAACCTTTAGGTATTCCGATAACACTGTCTATTTTTGGATTGCTATAAACCAATATTAGGTTTTTAGGTTTATCCCTAGATTTCAATTCCCTTTTCACAATATCACTTCTTTTAGTCCAGAGTGCAAACGTAGTTTTCTTGTTTTTCTTGCATATATTTAGCAAGTTATGGAAGTGATTGCTATTGATTAGCTCGCCATGTCCGTTAAAACGGAAGTAAGCGTAATCCGTTATTGGCAGCCCATCAGGGTGGATTATCTTTTCACTTAATACTTTTGAATTGTGTTCAAAGGCTGGTACAGCATTTTTTCTGAATGTTTTTAACATTCTCCAAGAATAGCACTCACTACAAATTGAGTCTGGCTTGCCATTGCCATTCTGTTTGATGCAAAATCCATTGCTAGTTGTATTGGTATTGATAGCTCCAATGCCTTTAAGCTTTCCACTCATCTTTGATAATTTAATCATTGTTGTTTATCCTTGGTTGTTATGCTGCTCTTCTGTTCTTTTCTTGCATTTCAACAAGATAATCTACGGCTGCTTGCGCCTTGGCTGCGGCACTAAAAATAAATTTGTTATCTTTTCTTAGAATCCTAAGCCATGACTTGATGTAGATAGCGTGATCATCTCGCGGAGTTGAATCTAATTTGAGACTGCCCATGTTAAATGCTGATCCAAGTTCCGCGATTAGCTCTTCATACGCATAATCTTTGCCGCCATAGCAGCCGTTCATATTACGATCTAACCTAGATTTATGTCCAGTGGCATGTGTGAGTTCGTGAAACAATACAGAATAATAGTTATTCGTGTCTTTAAATTGCCCTAACTCCGGCATGTGAACCTGATTAATCGAAGGAATGAAACAAGCACGATCAAATCCGTGCTTTATGTTTATGTCAGAATTGTAGATAAAACTATCAACATGTTCTATTGATTTATTATCATTTAATGGTATTATTTTAGGTTCATATCCGTCGACCTGAGAACAATTAAACACAGTCGAATATCTCATTAGAGGGATAGTTTTATCTTCTTCGGTTACTTTGTCTTTAATTTTGAGAGTTTTATAAAAAATTACCGGATAGCCTTTCGAGCCTTTTTGAACTTGCGCTCCTATTGATTCCCATTGTTTATATGTGGCAAACTCTAACGTATTGAATCCTGATAAACCAAGCCAAAGTGTATTGATACCGTGGTATTGCTTGTGAGTTACTGCATTTTTTGGTATCTCTCCTAGAGTAAACCAAGGTTGGCTGTAATCTGAAGATTCGCATGTTTCCAATTGTTCTATTATTCTGTCCGTTATACGTTGGCGTAAATTGTCAATATTATTCGTTTTCATTATATTTATCCCCTAGTCTGTATAAGGTGGTTTAACAGTCTTACAATCGCTCCGATCACTTTTCAATCGAAGGAATGTGACTGTTGACGAAAACATCGATAAGTTTAGTTCTGATTCCTGCTGGTAACGTTTCAAAGGCTTCGTTTAGTTCCGCAAGATCATCCTGAGTCAGGATAAACATATTATCGTTCTCGTCTGTCGTTTTAAGGCACTCTGGTAGATTTTTATTCCAATTATAGTTACGGACAGCTTCTAGATGAAAAATTAGCAGCAATAACTTGTCCATTAGGTAGTCTTCGTAATCCGGTTCGTCGGCTAACCGTTGGCTTATTTCGTAAATGAAATTCTCCGCTTCGTAATAAGAATAATTTGACATTTCATTCTCCTATTTTTGATTTAAAAAATTAATACTACTTCTCAGTCAAGGGTAACTAACGCTTGTAGATTTTTAATGCTTCACGTTCAATATAATACATTGGACACATCGTACATTGATAACCGTACTTAATGCAATTTGTTAAAATTGATTACACTATATTCAGATTAGTAGATCCCAAAGTGGGTGAAATTAAACGGAACGTCATCTACTGCATCGATATAAACCTTAGCACCCGCATCAGTAATGGTTACTGTATCTTCATTTGGCTCGCATCCCTTGTGTGAACGCACCAAGCCTTTGTTATTTAAAGATGCGATTATTCCACCCAATGATCTTTCTGTAATTCCCTCAGACTGTATTTCTTCATCGGAGATGTTATAGAATATTGAAAAAGTCCATATTGTATCGGTTAGTTGGTCACCGTACTCAGAACGGTCGATTGCTTTTAATACTGCTAATTCTTTTTTAGTTAATGTTGTCATTTAAAATCCCCTAATTAGATTAATATTAATTACATAGACAAGTATTACAAACGTATGACATACTTGCCAATGAGAAAATATTAAATACCCATGAGATAAAATGACTAAAAATAGTAGACAAAAAAAAGCCCGCACAATGCGGGCTAAGTGGGGGGATTGTTTAGTTGTTAGCTATTGGTTAACTGTAATTCACTACTACTTTCATGATATTGAATTCTGGCTGGATCAGATTGTCTGGATAACGCCTATCTACTATAGATGCAACGCTATTAAGTGACAGTCTGCCATTGTGCCGAAATCGTTTGAATTCGCGCATTGACTGACTATGACCAGAGTTGTTAAATAATTGGATTGTAGTTTTCATTTCTTACCCCTATATGTTTATATTGGTTAGTTAGTTACTAGTTGATGTATGCGGGACTGTGTAAAAGGCGATACGCCTTCAATATGTAGTGAATAGGTAGTGTCCTCACCTGTTTGGTAGTCAACGTCAGGATCTACACTATAAAGCCAATCCGCACCCTCATCTGCATTTATCCCGTATTTATGGCAATCGTTTATCAATTCACTGATTGATCCCGTATGGTTAGGAAAATCATCATCTTTAACGCATTGATCACAATCGTACTTAAAGCCATATTGATCGATAAAGCCATGACTATCAAAATCACCTTGCTCAGCTGATTCTGGCGTTACTGTTTGAAAACATATTGTCCAATTTAGCATTTCATTCCCCTATATAAGTATAAAGCGGCTAGGTTAAGTGGGGGGATTGTTTAGTTGTTAGTCGTTGGGATCTACTAATCTGAATATAGTGTAATCAATTAGTCTTCCGTCTGTTATATTCGCTAATTCAGCACACTTTGTTACTGCTGACTTGATAGAATTATGATCGTCTATTTCTATTAGACCTAATGCCATATTCCGTAATGTTCTACTTGTTTTGAAGTCTTTACGTCGTAAGTTGAGTGGTTTCATCATACATCTTTCCCCTTTTATTAAAGTATTAGTGTATATGACCACAGGTATCGCATTTAATTAATTTGGTATTGAATCCTGATCTAATGTGCTTTGTCTTGATTGCGCATTTGGGGCAATAAAGCTTAATACCCCTATGATCACCTTGGAATAGGAATCTAACTCTATCATTATTAAATGGGCCTTTTGAAGTTGCTTGCAATGTAGTCATAATTAAATACTAGTACAGTCAGATCATATAATCAAGTAAAATCATTCAAAATCGTACAAATAAACCAAAATAATAGCAGACACTAACCAATGGCTAGACCAACTAAGTATACGACTGAATTAGTCGATAAAGCACGGCATTATGTTGATAATTATGAGGATTACGATGATTTAATCCCTAGCGTAGCTGGCTTGGCAAGTGTTGTTGGTACTTGCAGAGAGACGTTGCACGTTTGGGCAAAGCAAGATGGGAAGAAGGAGTTATCTAACATATTAGGACAACTAAAGACAGAACAAGAGCGCGTACTTATATCCAACGGTTTAAATAGCACATTTAACCCAACTATAGTCAAACTTGTGCTGGGTAAGCATGGCTATTCAGACAAACAACAACTTGAGCACTCGGGTGAAGTTAAAATAGAGCGCGTCATGTATACGGAACAGGCGGGCAAAAAAAAGCCTGCACCAGGCAGGCTAAGTAGGCTCAATGAGAACTAAAAGTTCTGAATGATAAATGATTTGTCATTAATTGGAATTAAGACGGTGGTGTCGCTTATTTCGTCCCGCGCTAAAAGATTCAACTCCGCCTTTGTATAGCCGTATGGATATTTTGTTGCGAATATTTCGTCCCGCGCTGCTCTATTTAACTCCACCTTATCTTGCATATCGATATAAAAATAATAATTTAAGGCAAGCGGATAATCGGATCTAAACTCCGTCAGGTCTTTATATTCGGTAAATTCGCAGCATAGTGAGATCACATCAAGCGTTGTTTCGTGGTTGCAATCTTCGTCCATCTGTTCGATCCAATCGAAGAGTGCCTTCCTCCCTTCGATTGTAAAGTTATCGGAGCGATCCATGTCATCAAATGCGCGAATAAAATCATATTGTGTAACTATTGTTTTCATATTTATACCCCCCTTAGAATGAATAGATGATAGACCTAGCATNTTGTGAAAAGAGAAAGCCATGAAAACCAAGCTTTTTATGTTTTTCTATCTGTTTCCAAACTTCAGAGTAGCTAGAAGTACACATTCTAAACTGATCAATTACTCTCAAGTTAGAATACAAGCGGAGTGACAATGTATAGTTCATCTTTATTTATCCTCTCATTGATTAAAAGATTATTTATTGTATGACTTATGTCATACACTTACACATGAGAAAATATCAAATATCCATGAGAAAATATTAGCATGTATCCATGAGAAAATATTAGCATGATGAAAAAAATAACCCTACCCAACAGCAGGGTGGCTATGGCAAAAAAGACAATCTTGGAGATCCTTAATCATGAGTATTACATCCCCAGAGACGGTGAGCGTACTTATTGCCAATCAGATGAGCACGAAGCCGAAGATGATAAGGAATACGAGTTGGCGAATAATCTGGATAGGTATCAAGAATTACAATTTGATGATTGATCTTATTAGATATATATAGTGCAGATACCGCATAACTGGAAGCC